TTCTTCTTCGGCTTCGGCTCCTCGGCGATCACCGGCTTCTTCGCCGTGACCTCCGCCGGGGCCTTCGCCTTCGCGTCTGGCTGGTGGCTTGCGCTCTCCGCGGAGAGGGTGGTGGGTTCCTTCATGGTCTTATCGTCTACAGGGGCCTCGCTGTCTACCTCGGCGGCAGAGAAGAGGCTGGGGTTCGCTGCTGGTTGGTCCACGAAGTCCGCCGAGGAGATCGCGGTCGGCTCTATCGTCGGCAGACTGAAGAGCGCGTTGTCTGGCTTCTCTTCCCGGATCGAGAAGTCGGCGTCGTCGCCGTCCTCCATCTCCCAGAAGAGCCGGCCGTCGAAGACGATCGAGACGCCGAAGAGCTCCGGCGCCGCGCTCGCCATCTCGAAGAGCCGGCTGAATTTTTCGGGCTCGTACTCCCGGAAGGCGTCGAGCGCCTTGAATTGTCTCGCCTTGATCTGGTCCCCTTCGAGGTAGAATCCCGAGAAGATCCCGGCCTCCGTCAGGAGCCGATCGCCGGCGCTGTCGCTGTGCGTCAGGTACGCGGGGAGGTTGGCCCCTGCGAGGAGGGCCATCGCGGACGTCAGGGTCCGCTCGCTGATCATCATCTGGTGGCCTCGAGCTGGGCCGGTCGTCAGGATGTTCACGTCGTACATCTCGCCCCGATCAGGATCCGCCAGTCCGGGGCCGACCTGAAGGGCGACGCCTGTCCGGCCGGCGGTCTGGCCGTCTGGCCCGACGTTCAGGCCGCGCTTCTTCCCGATCGCGTCGAGCATCTTCCCGGCGGCGTTGAAGATCTCGGTCTCGTCGTTCTGGGCGGACCGGGACCTGATGGCCTTCAGGCCGTTCTCGCTGATCGTCTTGAAGTCGTCGCTGAAGGGGTAGCGGAAGTGGGCCTTCGTGTCGGCCTCTGCGTCCGACTGGCGGCCCATGTACCAGCGGCCGAAGGAGGTCAGGCCCTCGTCGTCGATGTAGGCGTTCTCGGCGCTGGAGCTGGGCCCCGACCAGCTCGCGCTCTCTGAAATTTTGCCCGCGGCGATCAGCGCGTTCCCGTGCTTCACGGCGGCGCTCGCCATCGAGACGGCGAGGGCTTCGAGTGTGGTGTCCATCATTATCTCCTCGGCTGGCCCTTGCCCTTCTTCGGCTTCGGTTGCGCGGGCGCTGGCGCCGGGGGCGGGGTTGGCGCCGGTTGCGAGGGAGCAGGCGCCGGCGTGTCATCGCTGGCGGCCTTCTTCTTCCGGCCTCCGCCGCGCTGGGCCTTCACCCACTTCGCCTCGGCGGTTGTCAATCGTGCCCGGAGCCTGTCGTCGTCCGGGTGGTCAAGGGCTTTCTGTGCTCGTGGTGTCATTTGTTTGGGGTCCTTTGTTGGCTTGTGTCTGGGCTAGTAGCTCGACGAAGTTCGCGTTCGCGAAGGTCTGGTATGGGTTGAACAATTCACGCCAGTCCTCGAGGCCGAACTCGACCGCGAGCTGCTTCGCCTGTTCGATGTTCCGCGCCTTCTGGCGCATGATGTTCCGGGCCGTGTCGCCGAACTGGCTCGCCACGTCGTCGAGGCTTAACGCCCCGAGCTGGAGGTAGCGGATGTCGGCGTCCACTTGTGCCGCGCGATTGATCCAGCGGAAGCGCGGAGGCTGCCACCGGACGCGGAAGGGGTTCTCGACCTCTGAAGGGATCGCGATCCGTCCGTCGGCGACCCACTCGGCCACCTTCCAGCGGTAGATCCCGGTCATGAATTGCGCGATCTGGCGCTGATCATTCTCGAGGCCGTTCTGGTACTGGAGGACGACGCCCTGCGAGGCGCTGAAGCTGCTCTTCCCGATGTCGTTCAGGAGGAACTCGTAAGGGATCCCGACGGCGGCGCCGATCGCTCGGAGGCGCCAGTTCAGGAAGTCGATCGCGTTCGCGTTCGGTCGCCCGTTCGCGGAGATTGTGCTGACGTCTTCGCCGGGGTCGAGGTAGTAGACCGACCCGGGCTCGAACGACTCGAGGCGCCCCTCGCTGTCCTGCTGCTGCTCGGCTTCCCGGTTGGCGATCTCGAACTGGACCGAGTTCGACCGCTTCACGACAGCCGACAGGCTGGCCGCGACCTTCGCCGCGACCATCTCGATCTGAACGAACTCGTCGACGTCCTCGAGAGAATTGAAACAGGGGGCGAGCGCGGGAACGCCGCGCCATTGCTCCGGGCGCATACGGTGGAAGAAGAGCTGGAAATTCTCGGCCGGGACCTCCTTCAGGTCGGTCAGTGTCCCGTTGACTCGGGTCCCGATCTTGTAGTGGGTCGGGCGCCCGACCCGGTCGACGATCACGCCGTTCTTGTCGGGGCTCGTGCTGGTCATGTAGCCGGACGTCTCGCCGATCCGAGCGCCGTCGAAGATCTGGAGCAGGCCGTCGCGGGTCTTCAGGACGCCGATGTCGCCGAAGATCAGCGGGGCGCTCGCGAGTTGCTGCTGGAGCGCCTGCATCGTCATCTGGCCCGTGACGGTTGGGTCCTCGGCCCACTCCTCCCAGAGGTCGCCCAGCTTGTCGTTGAAGGGCTCGGAGTAGGTCGTGGGCTGTGGGCGGATCCCGGAGCCGACGACGTCGGTCTCCTTCAGGGTGCAGATCGACTTCACGATCGGATTGTTCCGCTTCATGTCGAGCAGGGCCGCGACCAGCTTGTCCCGATCGTAGGGGTCGAGCTCGGCCTCCTCGGACCTGATCAGGCCGGAGCCCATCAGGTTCTTCCGGAAGCGGGAGGTCGTGACGGCGTCGTAGCCGAACGCGTAGCGCGCGGCGGTCTTCAGCCGGCCCCAGAGGCTCGGGGAGGTGTTCGTGATCAAGCCCATGTTCTGAAGTTCATGCGGTTGTGGCCGATGGCCCTGTAGGTCGTGGAGCGGGCGAGGATCTCCTTCGTCAGGCGCTCGACCTCGTTCCACATCCGGGTCCTGTCGGCGTAGGTAAACTGACGCTCGCCGAGCATATAGGAGGACGTCGGGGAGGTGCTGACGGCCGTGTAGGCCGTCTTTAGGTTGTCCCGGATCGTGATCAGATCCGCGACGCTGATCTGCTCGCTCGCCATCTACGAGGGCCCGGGCGTCTACATCAGGGAGCGTTCGCTCGTTCCTTCAGGACGATCCCGGGGTACTGGCGCGCGACCTTCTCGGCTGATTTGAAGCAGCCCCGGGCCATCGCCTGCTCGAAGTTGTTCGCCCTCCGGGCCATCGCGGAGCGGATCGCGAAGTCGCCCCGGGCGTTCTTGTTGAGGAGGACGTAGTTCGCGGTGTGGAGCTTGATCGCGAACTTGCCGAGGCCGACCGTGATCTCCTGCCCGGTGTTCGTGCTGTTCGTCTGGTACTCTCCGCCCTGCGCGCTGATCGCCTTGTTCAGGGACATCCCGCTCTTGAAGCGGCCGGTGAACAGGCCGGCCTTCCGGGCGACGACGAGCCAGACCGCCTTCGCCGACCACGTCCTCGACTTCGCCCGCTTCTTGTAGAACGCGAGCCGCTGCTGGATCTGCTTGAAGATCGCCGGGCCGTAGTAGTTGCTCGTCTTGTACCAGCGGGATCCGAGCTTGACGTAGGGGATCAGCTTGCTCCCGGTGTTCGGGTTTCGGCCGGCGTTCGCCCCCGAGGCCGGCCGGCGCTTCAGGGTGTAGCGCTCGTCGATGTCCTTCGTGTTCGCCTTGTTGGTCATGTCCGCGGCCGAGGCGAGCGTGGTCGAGGCTTCCCCGCGGATCACCTCCTTCGTCCCGAAGCCGTTCTTCTTCGCCGCCACGACGAGGTCCGCCATGAAGCGATTGTAGTCCCGGACGTCGACGCCGATGTCTCTCTTCGGTCCTCCCGCCATACTGGGGCCCGGACGTCTACTTCTTCCAGAATCCCCCGGGCTTCTTCTGGCGCCGCGGCGCCTTCTTCGCCGTCTCCTTCTTCGGGCCTTTGGCCTTCCGGATCACGGAGCCCCCGAGGCCGAAGACGTGGGAGAGGCAGAGGATGTAGGTCTCGCAGTCGAAGTAGTGGTCCTGCCGATGGCCCTCGACCTGCCAGTCGAGGATGACCCGGCCGCGCTTGTCGATCTTCTCGACGAGGTTCGTCGACAGCATCTGCCGAGTGTAGTCGCTGTCGACCTCGCGGTAGACGAACCAGTCCTTCCGCTCGCCGTTCCGGCGCTTGACGAGCTCGGCCTTCCACGTCCCCGAGTTGACGTGGAGCAGGTGGATCTCGTTCCCGGTCTTGTGCTTCGATTGGTTGGCCGCGTAGGGGTCGACCTGCCCCATCCGGTAGGACGTCTGGAGCCTGTCCCAGCCCTTGACGGCGAACCAGAACGGGCGCCGGCCGTGGACCTCCTCGTAGATCTCCTGCGTCCGGAAGCCGCTATCGCAGCAGCCGTAGGAGCAGCCGTAATTTTCCGCGAGGGTCTCGAGGTCGTCGAACGTCGGCGCCGTGCCGTGGTCGATCAGGTAGCTCGTCCCGTCCGGCTCGAAGCCGCGGACGACCCAGAAGAAGACCGAGCGCTGGACGTCGACGCCGATGATCCGGTACTGGCCCCGGAGCTCCCCGCGCTCGTAGTCCCCCTCGAGGGCCTTGAAGCGCTCCGGGTCGATCTTGCTCTCCTGCTGCTGGTACGGCTCGGCGAGCCAGCCGTTCACGAAGGTCGCCAGAGCGCCGGGGTCGAGCGAGCTCTTCAGGTACTCGACCGCCGCGCGGCCGAAGGTGATCGTCGGGCTGTAGAGGCTGTTCAGGTGGTAGGACCTGAAGCCGGTCTCCGCGGTTGTGGATCCGGCGACCCACTTCCCGCCCTTCAGCATCCGGAGCTTGTGGTGATCCTTCAGCTCGGCCCCACAATTCTCGCAGACGTAGACCGTCGTCGACTGGACCCGGGCGAGATCGTAGCCGCCGCCCTCGAGCTTCGCCTTCGGATCCCAGCGGAGGTTCAGCTCCCCCTTGTCGTCCCAGAGCCGGAGGACGATCTGGGCGTCGCACTCCGGGCAGGGCAGGTAGAAGCGGCGCCGGTCGCCGGTCTGGAACTCGTCCCAGATCCCGCCGTTCGACTCGATCGGGGTCGAGCTCTGGAGGATCTTGTAGTCGTGGCGCCCCTTGATTCTGTCGAGGCACTCGCGGCGGGTGGAGGAGGGGATCACGTCGATCTCGTCGAGGACCAGACAGGAGACCGGATAGCTCCGGACGTTCGCCGCGGAGCCGGCGCCGACGAGGTGCATCGTCGACCGGGCGAACTCCTGCTTCGTCAGGTTGAAGCGGTCCGAGTCCTCGTCCCCCTTCAGGTCCTTCGGGATCTGCTCGGCCAGCGGAGGAGCGTCCCGGCAGAAGGGGAGCCAGCGCTCGGCGCTGAAGGCTTTGCAGAGGAGGACGTTCGGGAAGACCCAGAGGATCGCCTTCGGGTTGTCTTGACAAATTACCCACGCGAGGGAGACGTAGAAGGTCGTCGTCTTCGAGGTCTGGGATCCCCAGCAGAGGGAGATCCGCTTCACGGTTGGGTCGGCGATCGCGTCGAGGACCTCGCGGACGTAGGGGTGGAGCCGGGTCGAGTAGGGCCCCGGGTTCTCCGTGATCCGGGGCGAGAGCGTCAGGTTCTTCTCGGCCCACTTCACCGGGGTCGGCCGGGGCCGGACCTCGAGGAAGCTCGCGGCGTAGGCTTCGAGGGTCTTCACTTCTTCGCCGCCTTTTTCTTCTTCGCCGCCTTTTTCTTCGCCGGCGCCTTCCGGACCCTTTTCTGGACGAGCTGGAGGATCTTGTCGAGGGCGAAGCGGATCGCCTCCTCGGCCATGATCGGGTCCGCTGGGTTGGCTTGAATTGCCGCGGCCTTCGGGACGCCTTCGATCAATTCTCGGAGAGGGTGCAGGACCTTCCGGATCGCGGCCCGGGCCTCGTCGATCGGGACCAGCCCCTTCTGCTTCTGCTCGAGCTCCAGCTCCCGGAGCTTCCGGATCGCGTCCTCCTTTCCGGCTTGTGCGTTCAGCAGCTTCATCCGGAGCTTCTTCACGTCTCCCGACGCGTTCTCCTCGTTCAGATGGTGGAGGGCCTCGTCGGCCCGGTGCTCCAGAAATTCGGCCCACGCCTCGAGATCCATCTCGGCCGGCCCGCCGTGCCGATCCCGGAGAAGCCAGACCGTCTTCCGAGCGATCCCGAGCTGCTCGGCGAGAGCCGTCCACGTCTTGATCAGAGCCACGCCGGACCCTCGGCCGGCAGGGGGCCGAAGTCAAGCCGCGGCCGGCGCCGATCGGTCCACGACAGACGACCAGCTTCCGCGGCCCGAGGTTGGCCCGAGACGCGAGAAGCCGCGCGAGGGGTCTCGGCTTCAGGGCGACCCCTCCGGCTTCAGGGCGACCCAGCTCCGCTCGATCGTGGGCCCTCGTGCTCGACGTTACAGACCATTTTTGAAAAAGTTTTTACGAAAAGAAGGCCCCGCGTCCGCGC